GGTAACTGGTCTTTAGATAATTTTGGTGAAGTATTGGTTGCAACTATATTTAATGGTAAAACATTTACTTGGGATGCTGGAGCGACTAATCCAAGAGCTGTAAGAGCTTCAACATCAACATCAGGATTTTCTACTTCTGCTAATCCAACAGCTAGTAGATTTACATTAGTTTCAGATCGAGACAGACACTTATTTCATTTTGGAACTGAAACAACTATAGGAAATACTGCTACACAAGATCCAATGTTTGTAAGATTTTCGAATCAAGAAGATTTAAATACTTACTTACCTACTGCAACTAACACTGCGGGTACTTTTAGATTAGATACAGGAAATAAAATTACTGCAGCTTTACAAGGTAAAGACTATGTTTTTGTACTAACAGATTTAGCTGCTTATGTTATTCAATTTGTTGGTCCACCTTTTACATTTAGTGTTAGACAAGTTGGAACTAATTGTGGCTGTATCGCTCAACATGCAGCAAGTTATGTTAATGGAGCTGTTTATTGGATGTCCAATGAAGGTGGATTTTTTATGTACGACGGTACGGTTAAAGCGCTTCCTTGTTTAGTTGAAGATTTCGTATTTACAACACAAAATGGAAACTTAGGTATTAACTATCAATCTGCTGCAACTGTTTATTCTGAGCCTAATTCTTTATACACAGAAGTAAATTGGTTTTATCCTAAATCAGGGTCTGAACAAATTGACAGATGTGTGACTTATAACTACCAAGAAAACGTATGGACTACTTCGTCTCTTGCTCGTAGCACTTATCAAGATCAAGGTGTTTTTGAAAAACCTTACGCAACCGAATATAATACTACAAGCACTCCAGTTTTTTCACTGATTAGCGGTATTACCAATTTATACGGGGCATCCATATATTATGCTCATGAAATAGGAAATGATCAAGTCAACAGCTCAGGTGTAACTTCAATTAATGCTTTCATAAGATCTGGAGATTTTGATATTGATGATGGTGAATTATTTATGTCTATGAGAAGATTTATGCCTGACTATAAATTCTTGATAGGTAATTCTAAAGTAACTTTATTTATATCTGATTATCCATCCGACATTCAAACAGGTTCTCCTTTAGGTCCCTTTACAATAACAAAAACCACTGATAAAGTAGATACTAGAGCTCGAGGAAGATTACTATCTTTAAAAATTGAAAATGATGCTGCGGGTGAAACTTGGCGTTATGGTAGTTTTAGAATGGATGCTCAACCAGACGGAAGGAGATAATATGCCACTTACTACAAAAGGTAAAAAAATAATGAAATCAATGAAAGATAGGTATGGTAAGAAAAAAGGTAAAACTGTATTTTATGCTTCAAAGAATAAAGGCAAAATAAAAGGCGTAGATAAAAGTAGAACATAATGGCTAAATTAACTAATTACATACCAGAACCAGGACAAGAATATGATGTTGAAAATCAAAGACAAATTATTGAGTCAATGACTACAATGAAACAACAACTTAATTTTGCTTTTCAAGAGGATTTAAAAAACGAACAAGATACTTTTAATTATTTTTTATCATGACAATACAATATAAAAATGCAGTATTTGATTTAACCACAACTAACTTAACTACAGTTCTAACTATATCTGTATCTGCGGTAGCCGTTGTAAAAACGGTTCAAGCAGTTCACGATACTGCTAGTGCAGTGGACACAGATTTATTTTTAAAAAAATCAGGAGGCAGTAATGTTATTATTGGTCATGAGGATTTAAATAAAGAAACTGTTAACATGTTAAAAAATACCTTGAATTTAGAAGCAGGGGACACTATAAAGATGCAAGCGGGGACAGCAAATGAAATAACAGGTGTTGTAAGTTACGCGTTTATAAACAGAGAGAATGAAAATGGATAATATAATAAAAATAAATTGTACGACTATAACAACTTATAGAAATACAGAAACTGGTGAAACTTCTACAAAAAAATTAGAAGGACCTAATGTTGTGTCCGATGTTACAGTTCAAGTTTCTCCCAAAGGATTAGATTTAATGCAGAAAGTTATGAATAAACAAAATGAAAATACGAAACCCAAGTCCTAAAGGGGGCACCGAATTACAACTTGGATTTTTAACTAAGTACGTAGATAAAAATTTATTAGATCAAGTGCAGATTTGCACTAGTGTTCCAGGTAAAGTGCCTATTGATCCTAGCAAAGTAAATATACTTTGGCAAAAGAATTCTTACGATCAACCTAATTTATACCCTTGGTTTAAAAATAAAGCTAATCATAACATATATGACTGGTACGTTTTTAATTCACATTGGAATCATGAAAAATTTAGAATGATGTTTGGACTGCCCGACCACAAATGTATTGTTATTAAAAACGGTATTGAAAAAATAGAAAAAGCTCAACCATACGAAGAAGGTCAACCTATTAAGATCATACATCAAAATACTCCGTGGAGAGGATTAAGTGTATTATTAGGTGCCATGCAATTAGTTAAGAACCCATTAATTACTTTAGATGTTTATTCTTCGTGCGAAGTATATGGTAAAGATTTTATGGAAAAAAATGACCACAACTACAAAGCTTTGTATGAACAAGCAGAGCAGCTACCTAATGTAAATTATATTGGCTACAGACCAAACGAATACATTAGAGAAAATATAAAAAATTATAATATGTATGTTTACCCTAGTATCTTTGAAGAGACTTCATGCATATCTTTATTAGAATCTATGGCAGCTGGATTATATTGTGTTACTACGAATTATGGAGCTCTTTTTGAAACAGGTGCTGAATTTCCTATGTACATACCTTATGATAAAGATTATAAAAGATTAGCTGAAAAATTTTCTTATGGCATAGAAGCAGCAGCTAAAACTTTACATGAACCTACTATTCACAATCATTTAACCACACAATCTGGTTATACTCATTTGTATTACGGATGGCCTAAACAAGCTTCTTCGTGGACTAGATTTTTACAAGGAGCTATAAATGCAAAAAAGTAATAAGGCCTCGGGCCAAAACAATGAACCCATCTGGTTTACTAAAGACAATACGACTAAAACCATAGTTCCTAATAAAGATACCTATCAAACTATTAAAACTAACAAAGTTGAAGGAGAGGTAACAGAGATAAACATAGGATCTACTTCACCTTATAAAATAATGGTATGCACTCCTTGTCATAGTGATGTTAGCATGCACTATTGCCAAGCAGTTTTAAAGTTTCAACAAGAATGTTGGCAAAAGAAAATACAGGTTAGTTTTACTTTACTTAAATCTTCTTTAGTTACACAAGGTAGAAACTTATGCGTAGCTGAAATGTTGAATCATGAAGATAATTATACTCATTTATTATTTATAGACTCCGATATTGATTTTAATGGGTCTACTATATTTAAAATGTTAGGGTTAGATAAAGATATTATTTCCTGTCCTTACCCTATGAAAATGTTGAGTTGGGATAAGGTGTGGAGAAGGTATCATGAAAAAGTAGATGCTGTTAAAACAGCAGACGATTTAGCTAAATCCGGATATACCTTTCCTGTTAAAATAGAAGACCCCAATAACATTCAAAGTGAAAAAGGAGTAATAGAACTTTCGCATGCTCCCACTGGATGTATGTTAATTAAAAGAGAAGTATTGGAGAAAATGATTAAAGAGTATCCAGAACTAGAAATTTTTCAACCTACTATAATTAATGGTAAAGAAGAAAAGAAAGCCAATATGTTTAACTTATTTGACACATTACATGACCTTAAAACAAAACGTTATTTTGGAGAAGACTTTGGGTTTTGTCAAAGATGGACGGATATAGGTGGTAAAGTACATGCTTATATAAACGACTACATCACTCATGTAGGAGAGTATCAGTTTTGTGGTAGGTTTAGGGATGATTTATGGCAAGGAAGTAGACCTGTCAAATCTGTTGACGAGCCTAAAAAAATCAAATAAAGTATCATATTTACAGGATTTCTACGCCTGCTTAACAATATAAATATATTTAAATTATGGCGATATCTAGATCTTTAATGAACAGACAATTACAAGCAGACGGCGGGATAATGCAAGTCGCACCTAGGGAAAAGTTTGGCCTAGGTAGTGATATTAAAAAATTTGCAAGAAAAATTATACCCAATGAAATAGCAGATATTGCAGTTAAAGCTGCACCGTTTGTTGCACCATTTAACCCTGCGGTTGCAGCAGCAATGTCAGGACTAGGTACGTTTGATCAAACAGGAAGTATTGGAGACTCACTAAAAGGTGGGGCTTTAACTTATGGACTAGGTCAAGGTGCTAGATATTTAAGTGGAGCAGG